CCACAAGACTGAGGACAAAGGCTGTATGCGGCTTTCTGGCCTAAATCAAAGCCTCTATTCCATCCAATGCACCATCCGGTGAGGTAGGTGAGAGACATTACAAGGACAATAGCTAGTGTTTTAAGTATCACTTTCCACCTCAATAACTTTTTCTGTAGAGCCGGGTAAAATAACATTTAGAGTTGTATCGGCCTGCTTCACTTCATTTTCCATTAGGCCCATGGTTTTAAGAACTAGCTTAACAGCCTCTAAGTTGTTATCGTCTAAGTGGTTCTCTAAGACCTGAAGAGCTTTTTTACCAAGCTTTCCAATGCTCTGTCTCATTTCCTGTACGAGAGGAAGAAGCTCCGCCTCGCTTAGGTTAGTCAGATGGGCCTTAAACTCTTGAGAATCGACTAACTTTTTCGTAGCCCACCGAGAAAGTCCTAACTCCTTGGACAATCCCAATATGCTGTCTTTACCCGCTAACACAAGAAGAGCGGCCTTTTTTGTCAGCACTGCGTCGATGATAATTTCCGGCTTTTCTTCTTTAGACATTTAAATATCCTTGAGTGTTAGGGGCTTTGAAGGGTCATAGGTTTCAATTACAAATGGCTTATCATATCCAAAAACGTTTGAGCTTTCTTGTTTCTTTACCCTTAGTTCACGCTCTCCGCTTGAACATCTAGGGCAGGTTTTACTATCTTTAGGTGAGATGTGCCATTCGTGCCCACAATAATTACAAGTAGCTTTCCAAGTCATTTTTCAATCCCGAACATTGCGTAGAAACTGATGGTAGGTGTAAACAAAGCTGCTCCACCAGACACGGCGGTATTGACTGCTACAACCACAATGCTTTTTCCGTCAGTCATAAACACCGGTCCACCAGACATTCCAGGAAACAAGATTCCTTGTCCGGCCAGCATAAACATATAAGAACCCATGAGGTTAATTTTGGTTCCAACAACGTATTTGGTATTCATTGGGTATCCAAAGCTAATAGTCATGAGACCAGACTTAAGCACCTCAATGTTGGAGTCATTAACAACCGGATGAGCAAAACCTTTGTAGTCGCCCTTTACTAGCCCTAAGTCGATAGATAATCCTGCTCCTACGGCTTCGCTGGAACCTAAAATAACAAGTCCGTCTGCAGTTCCAACTAAAATCACCCGTTTAGACAAATAATGTTTTTCGTTAAATAAACAATGCCCAGCTGTGAGAATATATTGGTCGCTAATGACGGTTCCTGAACAAAACCCTCGGCCTGAATCTCGGTCAATAAGCCTAACTACGGGGTTACGTTCACCTTTATGAAAATGTGTAGGATAAGGAAGATTTGGGGCGTATTGGATAGAAGGACGTCGCCCATCATCTTGATTAAAGTACAAGATGGCTGAAATTACTATAATTGATGCTAATACTAAACTTTTTAATTTCTTCATTTAGGGTCTCCTATTAAGGAATTTACCCTATTCTTACACCCATGTCAAGCGCTAGGCCTTCTAAATTGGTATTTCTTCGTCGGCTTGCGTGTGTCTTGCCAACACTTCACCCATACGTGCTATGTGGCGCATTCGACCGCCTATTCAACCCTATTTGTTGCTTGCGGCGCCTTTCAGGCTAAAGGTCTCATCGTGTTTTCCATTATACAAATTTATAAAAAGCTGTCAAGAACAAAAGGAGAGTTGACTTAATTTATTCGTTTGTTTAATCTGGGTGTAGGAGATAAATATGACGCCAAACGACTATGAATTGTTATTGTCAGATATTGGTTGGGGCATTTTAACCGCGACAGTCCTCCTTGTGGGAATTGTTCTTATGCCGGATGCGCCTGAAGATGGTGGAAAGGATGAGTAGTATGGACTTATTTTTCTTAATACTCTTAATATGTGTTAGCCTTGTTTTTTCACCTATACCATATACCCTCATTATAATGTTAGTGGGTTATGCTCACAATAAGGACCACAATGATAGACAAAAACACTAGCTGGAGTTTCAGTAGTTATAGCACTGCTCTTAGTTGTTTGCAAAAGTATAAGTATGTTTACGTTGATAAACTGCAGCAAGAACAAGAAATAGGTGACCTCGCTTTTGGTAAAGCTGTGCATAGCGCCATTAACGGGTCATTAGAAGGAGAAGACGGCGAGATGTTATTTGACCTCTATTGGGGCACATATAAAACGCTTCCAGTGGAGTACGGTCGATATAAGTGGGACTATTTGCAAAATGCTGGGTCTGAACTGATGCGTAAGTTTGTTAAGTTTTACAAACCACGTCTAGAACCAATCATTATGGAAAAGCGTGCCTATAGCGAGTATAAAGGTATGAAGGTTGAGGGAACACTCGACTTCTACGGAAAGCTAGACGGCGTTGAAAGTCTCATTGACTGGAAAACAACCGGTTATCCATATGATAAAGATAAGGCCCTTATCGCTTTACAGCTTCATTTATACGCTTATTTGTGTATTAATGAGTTTAAGGTTGTGCCTAAGCAAGTTGTTTATTTTCCTTTTGTTAAGAGCAAAGGTTCCATTCAAGAGCCTATTATTATACCTCTTGACGAAAGTAAAATGCATGCTATGCTCGATACTATGAAAGCGTACGTAGATAAATTAGGAAGCTCTTCAGACGCCCCTAAAAATTACAATAGCTGTATCATGGGCACTATGAAGTGTCAATTCTTTAACAAATGTCACAAAGGAGAATAGATGAGTAAAACATACGAATCTTTAGTAGCCGAACTTGATGCCAAACTTCCAAGAGAAGCTGTGATGGAGCGAGATGCTGGACAAGGACGAAGGCTGTCTTATGTGTCTGGAGCTTATGTTATTGACCGCCTTAATAAAACTATTGGTCAAGGTAATTGGGGCTATAAAACAGACGAGCTCCGCAAAGTTCACGAAGGAGAAGTAAATGGAAAGTTTGTTGTTAGTTATATTTCTACTGTTACTCTTACTGCTACCTTGGTAGACCGCACTGTGTCAATTCAGGATGTGGGTTTTGGCGACGGCATGGATGCACGTAATCCTGGAAAATCACATGAGCTGGCTGTAAAAGAAGCTGTAACCGACGCAATTAAACGTTGCGCCAAAAGCCTGGGAATGAGTTTAGGGCTTGCATTATACTCAAAAGACCAGGAGAATGTAGATGAAGGCGAGCCAGAAGTAAAGCCCACTAGCCCAGCAAAGCTTAATGCAGTAAAACTAGTTGAACCAGAAGCTGCGCCAACAAACGCAGAATCTACTAGACAGAAGCTAATTAAGCGGATAGGGTTAACAGGTAGGATACTGATGGACAAGAAAGTAATCAGCTTAGATGAACTCAAAAGTAAACTAAAATTGTATGGGGTCTCTGCGAAAGAAGACCTTCTACTTAACCAGGCCGAGATGTTAGACAAAGACCTCACGGCCCTTTTAGGAGCGTAACATGAGCGAAAATAATAAAAATACCGAAAGAAAGTACAACCTCACTTTAGCTGGAGTTTGGGAAGTGGGTAAACAAGGTAACCTCATGTCGATGGTTGTAGATAGCAGAACACTCGAAGCACTTAAGCAAGTAAAGGAAGGCGGCAAGATTTTTATTCGCCACACTTCCGAAGGGCTCAAGATGGAAAAAGGCGAGAAGTTTCCAGACGCCTTTGTTGAATACATGAGCGCCGAAAGCGTAGCAGAGTTTGCAGCAAAAAGTAAAGTAGCAAAAGAAACACGTAACAACGACGGATTCTAATTAAAATGGGGGTGGGGCGTCGTCCTCACCCCTGATCTATGATAACACCTATCATTAAAGTTTTATCTACCTATAACGAAATCGAACAGCACCTTATCTGGCTAAACTCAAATGCTCCATACGCTGTTATCGACACAGAAACCACCTCACTAAACATTAAAGAAGCTCGGATTGTAGACGTTCAGATTAGCGGCACTAATCCGACAGAAGTTGTAATCTTTGGAGGGGAATATGCGCCTCTACTTGAGCAGCTGTCCCTCCCTTTGGTATTCCATAACGCTAAGTATGACTTAAACGTACTGGAAAATAACGGAATCGCCGTAATTAATCCAATCGTAGACACTATGTTATTGAGCCATCTTGTTGATGAGAATAGAGAACATAGCCTCGAAAGTTGGGTTGTAGAGCTATGGGAAGATAACTATAAGGATGAGTTTTGGTCTAAAAATAGCTCTTATCATGAGGCCGCCGTCGACGAGCGAACAATGTACGCTTGTAAGGACATTGTGTATACACATAAGTTGTACGTGCATTTACAGAACAGGCTTAAAGAGCAAAACATCCCTCAAAAACTTGTTGACCATGTGCATGCGTTAGCCGCTTCTTTACGTCAAACCGAACTTGCCGGACTGGCAATTGATTTTGACTACCTCACACAAAAAGGTGTCGAAGTGAAGGCCCGCTTAGAAGAGCTTATGCCTCAAATGCGCAAAGCCGCAGACCTTGAGTGCTCTATTGTTGAATTAGACCTCTATCAGAAAGAGCTAGACAAAAGAAAAACAGACAAAGGCAAAGCAAACGTTAAGCCTAGTAAATTTAGCTTTACTAGCGCCACTCAGTTGTCAAGTTTACTTTACCAACAGCTGGAGCTACCACCGCAGTATAACGAAAAGACAAAGCAGCTTAGCACAGACTGGGATAGCCTAGAAAAGATTAAGCACATGCATCCAGTGGTATCCCTCATTCAGGAGTATAGGGATAGCAACAAGGTATATGGCACCTATATTGAAGGCACTTTAGAGCGAATGCACAACGGCCGCATCTATCCCAGTTTCAATGTAAACGGCACCGCTACAGGCCGTATTAGCGCCTCTAATCCGAATTTACAGCAGCTCCCCGCTTCAGGCGGCATTAGGGGCATATATATCCCAGACCCAGGTACAGTGTTTATCAGCGCCGACTTTAGTAGCCTAGAGGTTGTGGTTGAGGCCAACCTGACCAAGGATAAAAACTTAAAGAAGATGCTTACCGAAGGGCTGTCTAAACACGACCTTACATCGAAAGAGCTTGGTGTGGATAGAAAGACCGCTAAAACACTAAACTTCGCACTTCAATACTGGTGCTCTCATATGAAAGTGGCCAAAATCTTGCAAATTACACAGGACGAGGGTAAGAAGGTTTACGACCGATATTGGGACATTTATAGCGGATGTAGAGACTTAAAGGCCTTCACTGACAACCTTGTTAGAAAGAATAAGCCTATTGTAACTATGTTTGGACGAAAAAGGCGCTTCCCTGCTCAAAATTACCAACCCTGGGCAAAAGAGTTTAGACAAGCGTACAATTTTATGATTCAAAGTCCGGGAGCAGACATCACAAGCAGAGCCGCATACCTCATTGACCAGCAGTTAAGAGCAAAAGGCTGGGGAAAGCTTGTTTTGACAGTGCATGACGAAATACTTATTCAAGTAAATCCAAACGTTGCAGAAGAAGCAGAAAAACTCTTGCTTTCTACAATGAGCGGCGTAGGGTATGAGATGGGACTTGAGATACCACTTTCAGCAGTAGGAAGCGGACCTCAAACCAGATGGGAAGACTAAGATGTTAATTAAACCATTAGGAGCTAGAAGTATGATTGCTACAGACCCCCTGACAAGCGCTACAATGCAATTACAGGCCTTAGCTAAAAGACAGAACATGTCAGTAGATGAAATGGTTGAAACTGCTAGAGATGCCGACTTTCCTACAGTAACTCAACAGCGTATCATTAAGCTCGCCGAGAAACTTGAATCCCTAACCAAATAAGGAGACTGTATGCCATTAAGAGAGTACATGTGCAAACATTGCGGACATATCGAAGAAATGTTTTACGGCCCAACTGAGCAGCAACCCCGAGTCATTGAGTGCGCCCACTGTGAAGACAATTCCAGTGAGCTTTTGCCCTCTGCTGTGGGCGGCTATAACATTAAAGGAAATAACAGCGCTTCTCAACGCCCTAAACAAGCAGGTAGTTTTAAGAAGAAGGTGTGAGCATGACCCTTATTGAAAAACTCAAAAAGGGCGAGTTGACGCCGGAGCAGGCCCTAAAACAGTTTGAACTGCCCGGCCGACACATATCAGAAATTGAGTGTTCTTTCGAAGCCGAGCCTCTCAAATGCGGATTCCCTGTAATTGAGGAGTTTAATTACCTCAGAGCTAAAAGACCCGATTTAAATATCATCGCCGCTAGACCAGGACACGGAAAAACAAGCTTTGCTTGCCAGGTGGCTTTAAACGTGTCTGAGATTAGTCCAGTGTTAGTGTTTAGTTTGGAAATGACGGCTTCGTCTCTTAAAGAGCGCCTATTAGCTGTGAAGTTAGATAGGCCAATGAAAGAAGTGTATAAACTATCCAAGGGTGATATAGAGCAAGTGAACGCTGCTTTAGGGGCGCACAAGCTTATTATCGACGACAAGAATGGATTAACAATTAATGAACTAGTTAGTCGTTCTAAGGCCCAGCATGCTTTAGAGCCTCTAGCCCTCATAGTTGTGGATTACATTCAAATTATCGCTTCTAACTCGGCCCGGTCCAAAGCCGAAGAAGTGAGCCTTATTGCGGAGAAGCTTAAGACGCTAGCTAAAGAGCTCAATTGCCCTGTTCTCTGTCTGGCTCAAAACAACAGGAATATTGAAGGCCGTTCTAGCTACATTGACTACAAGTCTGGTGAACTTAAATATGCGGGAAACGCCAGACCGATGATGAGCGACCTTGCAGACAGCGCCGGCATTGAGAAGTGGGCTGACTTTGTTTGTTTCATTCAACGTCAGTACTTAGTTGATAGGACAAGGCCTGGTGAAGCTGACTTCTTTGTGGTAAAAAACCGTAACGGCCAGACCGAAGACTTTAAGCTTAAGTTTGCCGGAGAAAAGACTAAATTCTACCACATGGTCGAAGAGAAGGATGGATGGAATGAATAACGAGATTAAAGAAGGAGATAACGTGATAGCTTGGAAAGGCTCAACAGCCCACGAAGGAACAGTGTTATCTATTTACAACGGCACCGTAACCATTCACTGCATTGACAAAACCAGCACGAGCTATTACAGTTACTATATCTCTGTCCCAGAAGCAGACGTGGTGTGGAAAGAGAATGCCTCGTCTAAAAAGTCTGGATGTGAGTGTGGTGGGTCTTTAATGAAACATCCGGGGCATTCAACCTGGTGCCCTGAGTGGAGGGCGGGTCAATGAAAAAGAAACCTACTAAAGTCAAGAAAAAAGCTAAGCGTACTTGGAGCCAACGAGTATTCTTTATCACAGCCCTTCGAAGAGTTAGCTATTTATTACCTAATCGTAAAGTGGCCCTGGCACACGCTAAAGTGGGCATAGGAAGATGGAAATGCGCTATCTGTGGAAAGCACCTACTTAAAGGCGAGTACGCGGTAGACCACATCAGCCCAGTAATCCCTTTAAGTGGGTTTGACAATTGGGATGGGTTTGTTGCAAGATTAGATTGTGCACCGGAAGGGCTGCAGATTTTATGTAAAAAACCCTGCCATGCCGCCAAAACCAAATTTGAGAACTCACTAAGGAGGAAATATGCTAAAGTTTAAAGAGCACCACTATTACACTCATCCGGAAGATTACCAACCAGACTTCTTTGTGACTAAAGTGCTAGAGCAGACTGGGTGTTACGCCGTGTTAATGGTAAAGCCTTTTGATAGCACCTCTTACCTACTGGGCGACGAACAGCTGAAAGTAATCACACCATTTGTTTACGACCAATGGAAAGATAGGGCTTATGGCCGTTAGACCTATAGCAGGGCTACTAATTGACCCAGAAGATGAACATTTACTCACACAGTACAAATGGTACTTTCATTCTGCTGGGTACGTGTGCACTAGTAGGTCTTTACTCTTACACAGGTTAATAATGAAAGCTCGAAAGGGCCAGGTAGTCGACCACGCAAACCGCAATAAGCTAGACAATCGAAAGAGTAACTTGAGACTTTGTACTACGTCCGACAATAATAAAAACAGAAGAGTTGCAAAAAGCAGCAAATCAGGATACAAAGGCGTATATTGGTGTTCTCAAAATGAGAGGTGGCGCGCTTCGATAAACGTTAATAGTCGCCGAATTCATCTGGGATTTTACGATTGCGTTAAAACAGCCGCCCTTGCGTACAACAAAGCCGCTGTCAGGTACTTTAAACAGTTCGCTATGTTAAATGAGGTCATATGAGTGTGACGTTTATCAAGTGCCCTTATCATGAGGAAGATACCGCTTCTATGGCTGTCTACCCAGATGGGGGCGCTTATTGCTTTGGCTGCAGCAGCTACACCACAGCAAGCGATTTAGGGATTAAATCCCTTCCTCCTCCCACCATCGTAGAAAATCTCCTTGACTCTAAAGAGTACATCGACTCTCTTCCAACACTAACGATTAGAGGATTAGAACTACCCGCTGATGAGCTTGGTTATTACATCGTTTGGCCTGACGGTTCCTATTATAAGAAAAGGCTTTGGGACGAGTCTAAAGGGCGTTATAGATGCCCTACAGGTCACCAAAAACCCGCTTTATGGTGCCGTGACGAAGGTAGTGACACACTTTATATTATAGAAGGTGAATTAAATGCTATTAGCTTTTGTTTAGCTGTAGACAAAGGCTCAGTTGTTAGTCCAGGCGGAGCTACTGACTTTACTAAGCACATATCCGATTATACCCGATTTAAAAACATCGTTATTGTGGCAGATAAAGATACAGCCGGAACTATCGCAGCTATTGAGACAAAAGCCTCTTTACTTAAGCACACCAGTAATGTTAGGGTAATACTAGTCGAACGCGACTTTAACGACCTATTAAGGAGTGAAAATGGCATCGCAGAGATTAAAAAAGCCGTGGGTTTGTAAAGAAGGCTGCTCAGTGGGTAAACACCCCTGCAAGCATCTTGAAGCCCTTATACCTTCTATGCGCTCTGGGCGCAATCAGCTAGTGGCATATGAAGACTTGCGCACTTTAGAAAGACTTAATTTAGAGGCGCCCACAGAACAAACCTACCCAGAGTTTCCACTCAGAAGAAAATTAAAACTAGCGGGCTTGTCAGTTCCAGAAATAGAGCTTATGCTAGACAAGGTTATTAGTAATTTAAGTTTTGCCGACATTGCGCGGCGACAGGGTTTTGCGTCCCCACAAATCGCCCACTATAGTTATAAAAACATAGTGAAACGTCTTAAAGTAGCAGGAGTAACATTGTGAATAATAAAACTATTATATTTGTATCCGACTTACATGCGCCCTATATGCATCCAGATGCGCATAAGTTTTTAGCAGCCGTAAAGGCTAAGTATAAGCCCACTAGAGTTATCTTTAGTGGCGACGAAGTGGACTATCACGCCATTAGTTTCCATGATAGCGACCCAGACCTCTACTCTGCCGGGCACGAACTTGAGGCAGCAATTAAGCAGCTTCAGCCTCTTTACAAACTATTTCCTAAAGCAGAGATACTTGAGTCAAACCACGGTTCCCTTGTTTTTCGAAAAGCAATTGCTAATGGAATGCCTAGGGAAGTGTTTAAGTCCCCTGGTGAAATATTGAAGGCCCCTAAAGGCTGGACTTGGCACTTTGACCTCACAACTACGCTTCCTACGGGCTTTCAGTGTTATTTTCATCACAGTAAGGGCGCAAACGTGAAAAAGAATTCTCAGGCCATGGGAATGTCGTTTTGTCAGGGCCATCACCACGAAAGCTTTGATATTCAATACTGGGGTAATCCAAATGCTCTGCTCTTCGGCATGACAGTGGGATGTTTAGTGGACCCCCATAGTTTAGCGCTGGCTTATAACAAGAACAACTTAAGACGGCCTGTCTTAGGTGTAGGGATTATCATCGAGGGTATCCCTCAACTTATACCAATGATTTTAGGTAAAAATAGAAAGTGGGTAGGTAAATTGTGATTGATTTTATTAAGAAGTGGGTAGTGGGACCTGTAGTGGCTGTACTGGGAGTGGTGCTTTACATTTTCTTAAAGAAACCCGCTCCGCCAGCCCCTAAGCCAGTAGAAGAGAAACTAAAAGAACTTAAAACCGAAGTGGATATGCAAAAAGGAGTAGCTAATGAAGCAAGTAAAAATTGGGAAGATATTCGTGGTCAGTATGTGCATGATGATAGCAAGCCTTCCGGCTCTAGCTGATGAAACGGGCTGCATGAGTGCTATAAAGCTATGTGATAAAGCCTATCAAGAACAGAAAGCGTTGGCTCAAAAGACCGATGCTTATGCTAAAGAATTGGAGAAACAGAATGCTAAGGTGGTTGATGAATTGGCCAAAGAGAAACAGGCTGATAGTAAATTCACTCATAATCCTCTCGCTATGTCTGCTATCGGTGTCGCTGGAGGTGCTGGTGCTGTCGCTCTTAGTCCCATCGTCCTGCCAATTGTCGCTGGAATCGTACTGGTAGCCGCGCTATTTAATTAGTAGTCTTATCATTAGGCCGATTAGCAAGGACGCTAAAAAGCCTATTTGGTATTTCTCAAGTTTTTCTATTCTTGCCTCTGCCAAAGTTGTTCTTTTAATGTGCTCTTCCAAACTCACTGTATTTCTGATCAAAGTTTCTTTTATCTCTTGAAGATCTTTTCTTATATCGAGCATAAACTATTCCTTGTTTTTCTTGCCAAACAAACCTGCAATAGGTAATCTTCTGCCTACTGGAGCTTCTTTTCCTAGTTGTCTAACAGCTTCTCTAATACCAGCTGAAGCCGGACCAGCCACAGCTAAACCAAGTGCGTGTGGGCTGCCCATAGCGCCGCTTAGTATAGCAGAGGGCCCTAGAACCTTTTGCGTTACATTGCGTCCGCTCATTTCAATAGCTTTCTGAGCCATAAGGTCTCTCACTTCGGGAGAAACACTTTTCATACCCTCTTTAGCCATAGAACTAGATAGCTTGTCAGGACTGAAAGCCTTCTCTAAAGCCTGCTCAGCAGTGAGCGCTTCGTCTCCGACGTTGACATAGTTAGAACCAAGTAATTTAGCCAGTTTATCTCTATATGCTGGAAAGCTTTCGCCTAGCCCTGGGATAGACCTTTTAGCGACTGTAGCGCCTTCTTTAAGTGCTGTGCCAATTTTCTTAATGGTCCCCATTCCAGGCCCACCAAGACCAGCCGCAGCTAGTTGGTCAACACCTTCTGGGGTTCCTACTTGTTGTTGAACACCTTTGATCATTGCAGCATATTTAGGAGAAAGGCCCGCAGCCACCTTATTGGCAACCGCTTCGCCTTTAGCCGCCATATTTCCGCCGTGCTGTTGCTCTAATTTAGAGAGCTCAGCTTCTTCTTCGGGTGTGAGGTCACTGGGGACTTCTTTACCGTGAATCTGTTCTAGTTTTGCTAATTCCGCTTGTTCGGCTGGGGTAAGGTCGTTCATACTATTTACCTCTAGCTTTCGCTCTTAAAGCTTCAAGTCTTGCTCTTGCGGGTGACATAGGGGATTGTTCAGAGGGCAGTGCTTGCTCGGATTGCGGGGCAGAAGGCGGTCTCATAACCTCTTCACTAGAAGATCCTCCACGTTGCCTATACTCAGACAAAGCTTCCGGCCTAGCGCCGGCTTCTACGCCCTTCATTCCCTTTTGAGTGAGCTCTTTCATTCTCCGCAAAGCTTGTTGCATATCACCAGGTGTTCCGCCGTTCAGAATGCCTAAAGCGTTATCAAACGATTGTTTTTCTGACTTAGTAAGAGCAGACCCGAATAAAGGGTGCCTCATTAACATTTTAGCCGTCTCAACAGCCTGTCTTTCCTGCACTGCGCCGGGTTCCGTTCCAATCTTACCGCCAGTGAGGCCGTATAGCCGTTCTGTAAATGGCAGCGCTGCCGTAGGAACAAACGAGGCCAGTCCAGTGAGTGACTTGTCTTTTTCTCCCGCTTTAGGAAGCGCGGTTTCCACTTCTTTCAAAGACTGTGTGATAGCAGGATACCCGCCCTTTTCCATTTGTTTGGAAAGGTTAGTAATTGCTTGCTCTTTGTGCTCTTTTTCTGTTTCGGCAAGTCGTTGCTGTTTCAGAGCCGTAGTGCTCTCATCTTTTGGATGAACAGCCAAACCTTCAGCACTAACGGAAGAATTAGGATTTTCGCCTTTAAGGGTGTCCAACATCTGCTTCTTTTGGGACAATTCGCTACCAAACAGCATCTGCTTAAGCTTGGCTTGCTGTTCGGCGTCCATTGAGCTCTGAGCGGCTTGAGAACCAATACGTCCGCCTTCTGCCGTTGACTGACTGATATTTCCTAAAATAAGGTCTCTTAATGAGGGCATAAATTATCCTATTTCTTTGATGTAAAAAGTGAACCGGCCGCTTTACCAATACCCGCGCCTAAACCGCCTGTAGCCGCCCCAACGCCTAGTCCTAAAGCTCCGCCCGCAACGTTCCCTAACACCTCGCCAAAGCTCGGCGGTCTCGTAGCTTCGTTTTGTTCAAATTGAGTGTTAACCTGTTGTTGATTCATTCCCTGTTGTTGAAGCTGTTTGCCTGCTGCTGCTTCCATCTCGGCCGCTGTTTGTTGTCGTCCACCCATAGATCGGTTAAACAAGTCGCTCTTAGCCTGTTCTTGTAATCCGCCCAAAGCTGTGGTTTGTCCTCTAGAGCCCTGCGCTAGCCCATATTTAGCATTAGCTGCGTTCTGCTGTTGACCTAGGAAGCTTCGTTGTGCCTGTAACCGTTGCAAGTTCATATTCATACGATCGTTAGCAACCTTACGTTGAGCTCCAGCAAGTTGTTCTGCTTTGTTGCCCTGTATGCCACTAAATAGAGTTCCCGCGTTTCCTGAAGAGGTGGCTCCCAGTCCACGTGCCGCTAAAGCAGCAGCAGCGCCTTTTTCCTGCCCACCAAAAGACCGAGCAAGTTCATCAGACATTTGTCCATAAGCTTCGTAGTCTTCGGGTTTTAAACTGTAGCCTCTAGATGCTAAATCTTTTTCGCCCTGCGCAATTTCTCCGGCGTATTTGTCAGCTTCACGCCCTTGGCCCATAAACTCGTCGGTAGCGGCGATAGACTTATCCATCTCTCCGCCTTTACCAAATAGTCTAGCTGTGTCTGGACCTTCTTGAATGGTGTCTGTGAGGTAGCGTTGAGCAGCAATAGGATTAGTTGTCAGTAGATCAGAGATGGAAGCCTGCGCAGCTCCGCCTTCATCCTGAACGCCAGCAAGTTCTTTTTGCATAGCGTCATAGTCTTTATTTCCAGCGCCCCATCCTGGTCCAGCAGAAGACTTCATTCCAGCAAAAACGGGGTTACCCGCGTTCATTTTAGCCAGCTCAGCCATAGCAAAATTCATTTGGGCGTTACTTTCGGCAGCTTGTTTAGCGCCCGCATAACGGTCCATAATGGCTTGTTTTTGCTTAGCGCTAGCAGCACTACCAGCGCCTTTAGCGGCTTGCCCAGCCGATTTTAAAGCGTCAGCTAGGGAACCTTTTCCCATGCCGTAGTCTTGAAGAGCTTGCATTACTTCTGGACTCGCAGTAGCAGCAGTTCGGCCACTAAGTCCGCTTACAGCTGAGGGAGCGTTTTGTACAACGTTCTCCGCTTTCCTTCCTTCTCCACCGCCCATATTACTCTCCTATTTCCGATGCCATAAAAGGCACATTTCCAATAACGTATGTGTAAAGTTTACCGTCTGAACCTAAAGCCGCTTTTAAAGCGTTTATTGCGCTGGCGTCATGATAATCATCGTGCTGAATAATTCCAAAGGCGTGTTTAAATCCTCGCCTATTACTTTCCTTAATAGCCCAGATACTCATAAGCCCGCCGACACCTTGTTTAGCATAAGCTGGAACTATGTGGAATTTGTCCAAATAAACCAAGTCTCCACCAGCCATAGCGCCAACAAACAAACAACCTATTATTTTCTCTTCGTCTTCGGCCACAATCATTAAATCATTGTCGTTGATGTAGTTCTCTGTGATGCAGCCCATTTTAGTTTGCACAAGCAGTTGATTTACGGCGTTTAGGTCTATTTTACTTGCTAGCCTTATTTTTACCACGTCCGATATCCAATCTTTTAGGTAGACTTTTGTAATCCACTGACGTATATTCTGACGCTTTTTCTTTAGAAAGTCCAGGCTTTTTAATACCGCCGTGACTTATGGCCGCCATAAGCCTAAACTGGGCCTTGCTTTTAGCTGGCATATTAGATACCTATTCTCGAGATGGATACTGAGTTCAAATAAGTGGCGTTTGATGTAACCGAAGTATTGCTACTACTAAAGGTGATCAAATCTCCGGCTTTGCAGTCAACTAAATCCGTATTAATCCCATTTGTTGTGGAGCTACACTCCGACCCCTGGCTTACGATAGCCCCATTTTTTAGTATATATGGCACCAGTCCGGAAGACCCATTGTAAAGCCTAGCCACTATTTGATATTTTCCAGCGGCGGGAATTGTGTACTGGTAAGTGGATGTATTAAACGCGTTATGGGTGTCAATGATTTTAATGTCGTAAACGCTGGCCGTCGGGACAGAGTTAATAACCGACCCGGCAGTAGCTTCGTACTTCATCGCAACTGTCTCGTTTGCGGCAATTTGTTCTGGGCCTGACAGCCTTTCGATGTCAAATGCCGTTGTGGCTCCAGCCAGCTGATTTGACCCCTCCTGCATAATCGCTATTGTATCGCCAGAAACTAAACTAACCAGAACACTTCCAGTCGCTAAGTCGTTAGTAATGGTATTTGTCTGTCCAACGTACCCGGCATTGGTATTATTTTTTGCGACTAGATAGGAGGTTTGAGCAGATGAAATGGCCTGTATGGAGGCCGAAACCCTGTAAATTCCTGAAGTTGGGGCTGTGTAGTAGCCCGTGCTAGTCGAGTAGGCCGCATGCGTATCAAACACAAAAGTATCAAAGAGGATCGGGGTAAAGGCTGTCGGAGTAGCTGCGGTAGCCATAAAATATCGGGCAGCAACAACTCTCGTATCGGCATCGCTGCTCATGACTAAACTAGAAGACCAGCCCGTAATTGGAACAATAAAAGTCCAAGTAATTTCATCATTTATGCCAAAAGAAAATGGGACAGTACCACCAAAAACTCCTACTCTAACTCTTAAAGTGTCTGAGTAGTAACAGTTATTCCCATTAAATACTTGTGAACCAGAATCTAAAGCAGATGAAATTCCAAGTAAACCGCCGTCGCTAGTTGTAGAGTTAACCTTACTAGAATCAATAGCCAATCCAGGCGGTAACGTTACGTATGGAACGTTCCATGTACCAGCGGAGCCGGTAAATAGTAATCTTCCGGTAACTTCTAGAGAATCTCCAACTCTCCTATAGTTCGATGTAAGAACGTAGTTTGTGATTGTTCCTGATGACGTAGTAATAGTTGGTGTGTAGGGAACCCAATCCGTAACAGGGGCGCCGAGCTCCTTCACTTGAGGGCCAACACTCACGCTGTCAATAAGAAGAGTATATGCTGAACCAGAAGCGTTTGACTCGTGGATGGCAAGTCGGTAAGATCTGTTAGCTGAGTGTGTTTGAAACACGCCCATATATTTATACTTTGTGCCAATGACAGCGCCAGCTAGCTTAAAGGGGGTGAGGGGAATACGCTCACCAGATGTGATGTCGACGATGTGAACACTTAGGTCGCCTAAAGCAGAATCGGAACCTGGAACAAATGAACCGCTTGCGATGGAGTAGGAAAACTCAACTTGAAGGATGTGGGCTAAGTCTTCTCTATTGATGTTATAATCGCCTACAGCAAGCCCTAAGTCTGTGCTGATGCCTTCCCCTGCCCTAGTAGCTGAATCCTTCGTTATAAGGCCGCTGGCGGTGTTTGCCAAAGGAGAAGAAGTGGTGCGGGTAAGGGTAATGTTTCCAGTCCCGCCCGTAGCGTTAATAGGCTGCAGAGGGCGCATTGTATGCGTTCCTGTTCCACCGTCAGTCATATCTACAGCAGTTCCGCCCAAAGTGGCGCTAACTTGGAAAGTGTCTGTGGTTTTATTGATTACAAAATACGTTGTGGCGGTCGACAGACCTGCTGGGAGAGTGCCAGTGGAGGTGAAAATGACTTTGTCGTCATTAAGCAGGCCGTGTGCCGTGATGGTGATGGTCTCGGTGCCAGTATCTACATCGGTGTTTAAAAACGTTGCTGTGTCATTATAGACAGACCAGTTGCCAGTGGTAGATTCAAAGTCGGGATTAAGAACGTAGTTGGTTCCACCGCCGCCGCTGCCAGCGCCCACTTTGGTTTCAGTTCCATTGTCATTAAGCTGATAAAGAAATCCGTCGGCTTTAAAATAAACCTTACCAAATCCTGAAGTAGGAGTAGAGGGAGTAGCAAGTTCTTTTAGGATGAGGCCTGAGGTGTCAATGTCTGTACCGGTGCCACCTCGAGTTGTTGCTAAATTGGCTTCAGAGCTAAGCGACCCTGTGCCGCTGTTAATTACAACGTGATCAGCCGTGCCGTTTTCAATAGCAGCTCTGTTAATCTGATTAGACAAGTTGAAGTGGTCTTTAATCGACTGGAACTTGCTATTTACTTCAGCGCTCTTAATCTTAGTGAACGCTACGAAATCTGCTACAGTATAAGTTAAATTCGCCATAATTATTCCTGTGTTCCTATCAGACTAGCTAAAGTCGCCGATGCCACGTTAGGCACCACAATGGTATATTCCTTAACAATTCTATCCTGCGTCCCGCCTGGGTATTCGATTCTAATAACAACAGACCTAGAGACCGTTTCGGTTTCAATGAGGGTGAGGGTCCAAGTGCCGTCATTAGCCACTTCCGTGCTCACTTTATAGTCAACAATGAGGCTGCCGTCAGTGTGAAAGAAGGGTGTGGTGATGTAGGCGTACACAAAGCTATTCACTACTGCTGCATTACCTACGTTATACAATGAACCCGATACGTCGCACGTTGCAATGGCCATATTATTTCCTCAATCCTAAGTTAGAGTATATCACAGTAAAGCCTGCAATGTTAAGAGGCGCGTTGCCATCTGCTTGAATAAATCTGAGTTTAAGGCAGTCGCCTTCTGTAGAACCTTTAGGGGATGATAAGTTAAACACGACCGGACTATAAGAACGTACGGTGCTGTCCCAATAGGCGCTGTCCCAAAAGGCCTGGTCCCACGCGCTTTCACTAACAGCGGTCGAGGCTGGAATGCTCAATACGGCTTTATCATCTTCGCCAGACTTATAACTTGTCCACCAGTTAAGTGTCAGGTTGTTATCTGTGCTTTCTTCTGTCCAAACAATGACCTTGTGGTACCGTTTAGCTGTCGTGCGGCTGCCAAAGTCTAAAAACTTAGTTTCGTAGCTAAAGTCGATGCCGCCTGTGGCGCCGTCTAATAGACCATTAAACAAACTGTAAATATAGCCACTGCCGTCTCCAGCTAAGAACGTTTCATCTAGCGTTGCAGCGGGCAGGTAGGTGAGGCCACTGTAGAGCGCAAAAGGGAGCTTATCTTGCACAAACACGCCCTCTAAGACGCGTCCACCCAAATTACTTTGAACAGCTGGCAGAGTGAGACGAAGGTCCATCTTAATCTGATAAACCTGCTCACCTAGTGTCAAATGTGACAAAGTCCAAATAATTTGATTGTTTTTACGAAAGAATGAACCCCAGCCTAAGTTAAGCTTGGTTTTGTCTAAGTCGCCAGTGCGGCTAAAAAGTCTTTCAATGGGCCTGCTGGAGTAGATGGGCTTTCCGCTTCCATCCCATAGATAAATGCCTCGGTAGTCAAGCCAGCTAAGGTAGCCGTTGGCGTTAACAATAAGGGCCTGATTAGGGCAGCCCACAGCGTCAATTTGTTTTAAATTAAGGTCGCCATTGCTATCAATGATGATGGTCCACATCTCACGTTCTTTAAAGACGACTAAAAATTCGTCTAGATTAGAGGAGGTGGGGGTGGAAAAGCTTATTACTCCTAGAGCAGTAATTTCGCCGCCGCTTGGGATAACCACGATGTTTGCTGTTGGCCAGCTTTCAGGAAGACCTAAATCGCTGTAGTAGAGTGTTGAACTAGACGCAGTGACTAGCCTGCGTTGGAAAGTGGTAACCACTTTAAAGGCTTTATCGGTAGGTAAGGTAGAGTTGTCTAAAAGAGTATTTCCGGCCCTAGGCACGATTTGGGCAGCGGCTTCAACAGTGCCGGTGTCGGTGTAAGAAGTTGTAGATGAATTTAGTGTAGCGACAAGAGTGCCAGCAGTAAAGCCGCTAACGCCCCCAGCGGAAGATCTATATAGTAATATCTTGTCATATTTCGTTGTGTCCAGGCCAGTGAGGCCGGTGAAAGAAACAAGGACATTATCACCAGAAGAGACAGTAACGGCGGTGTCTAAAGCAGCGTTACTCTGAGCTTGGGTAGAGGCCTTACGAAGCACAACAGCGTAGTAGTAGGTGCCGGGTGGGATTGTGCCGCCCGAGCCTGTTACAGAGAGCCCTAAAGTGCCCGAGGCAGTTGATGCCCCATTATTTGTGACTTTCGTCCCATTATATGCCCCCATTAAACGTCCGTTTGCTTGTCCAGCACCTGCTGTCCATAAAACAGAGGCTAACGCTGTGGCGTAAGGATTCATTATGAGCGGTTGAGTTGAGGAGGCATTAAGAAAGTCACTGCCTGCTGTAGAGGTGTCTTCTGTAAGGGCGGTGAGGGCGTAGCTGGTTTCGTCAAACTTTTGAATCTTAGTTCCAGCGCCCCTAATAACAGACTTAGTGCCTGATATTCCGACATGCAGGCCAATACCTAAGCTTTTAAGTTGGGTGTCAGCAAAGGTGTTTGTGCTAGAATGGCCGTCACGCTTTTTAAATCCGCCGCTCGTCGAGTAGTCGTAGTTGTACCCACCAGTAGATTGCGTATCCTGGGTAAAGAACGGACTGTCGGTGTTGTTAAGTCCACCTAAGTTCTCGAAAAAGTCTGCTTGGTCTAATTGACCTTGTTTACTATTTTCCATTTAAATTAGAGAAGGCTGTAATAGACGATTGCTTCGGCTCCAGCGCCAGAAAGTGTTAAATAGAGACCGTTGCTGCATTCCACAGGGCTACCTTGACGAGACGAGAACGTTGTTGCTGCGGCAGCTTGAACCTTTTCAATAACAATCCCAGACGCCGCTGCTTTGTTGTCATTAAGGGTAGCTGTAGCCGCTGCCCCGGCCCCATTTAAGATCATTCCGTGAAAGATACAAGGACGCGTAACAACAGCGCCAGAAGCAGACAAGGTTGATGAGGAGGTTGATAAAATCATATAAATCCTTAAGCTGGGGAGAAGAATACGTAAATTTGAGGGGCTGCGCCGCTAATTGAAGCGTAGATGCCATTATTAAACACCACTCCAGCGTCAATGTGGAAATTGCCTGCTGTTCCGACTGTGGCATCAAAGCGAGCTTTAGGGGTTCCTACAGCGCCTGTTGCACTATCATACAGTACGACATCGGCTGCTCCGCTTGTGCTGTGAACAATAATTCCCATGAGCAGACAAGGTCTGTTAGAGACGACGGCTGATGCGGTAAGTTCTCCGCTGGAGGTAGATGGCTGAGACATTAGAAATGCTCCGGGTTAAAGGGTTGAACATAAGTGATAGAATGAGAACGTCTTTCAACGGTCTCTTTGAACTTCTTGGTAAGGCTAGCTAGGTGCTGTTCTGGGATAACGTGCATCACAACACCGCTAACCATAGACTCTTTTAGTTTAGCTTTATACACAGCATACATCTCAATAACTTGTTTGAAGATGGGGCTAACACCCGAACTAAGAACGTCTCCACCATTGATTAGGGTATCTGGGAACTGTAAGTACTCTAAACGGAGGCCTGCGGTCTCGCTAAAATTAGGGATAGGTCGCAACACTAAGTTGTTGTTTTGGAAGTAGTAAACAGGAAAGAAGCTTTGGTCATTTCCGCCGCCGAGTTTACTGTAGTCCATATTTAAATTGTTCATATACTGTAGGTTGACGTATCCGTTGCTGATACTTTTATACAGGGCCTTAACTTCGAAAAAGTCAGCCGGAAGGGCAATAAGTTCTTGATTAGCGACGATGTCCAGATCGGCAAAAGCTGTAAACTGGCCCTCAACTAAATCACTAATTTCGGCAAAGTACATTCGCACCGCCTCATTGATGTAGCTTTTAAGCTCTTCATCTTTCCAAAAGCTGTTGGTAGCGTCTGGTTGATTTAACATCATCCGAACGTTTCCAATAAGATTCTGTAATGTAGGCGATGCGAGGGTACCCATATTTTACCTTGTGCCGGTGCCGGTCTTTTTAATAAGTTCTTTAACTTCATCAATGCGCTTCTGGTCAGCATCGTCTTTTTTAGCTTGATAAGACGCCACAATACGCATTGCCACTAATTCGCCTTCCGAGGCTAAAGCAGCTGGGTCAATTTTTAGGTTAGACTTCTCTAAATCCTGCCTTAAACTGACCTGGTTGTTATAAATTGTCGCCCGAAGCGCTTTAACATAGGTGTCAATTCCTTGTTGCTCTTTAGCTTCTAGGATTGCTTTTCCTTCAGCAGATGCCCTAAATTCGGCATCTTCTAGCTCTTCAGGCAACGCCACGAGCCCGAGCTCGGCGCGCTCAGTGGCCAAAAAGTTTCCAATGTTGTCGGACATGCTCTTAATCTGTTTGGGTTTAAACTCAAACCAATTTCCTAGAGCTTTTGTTTTCTGAACTTCGTTTGTCGTATTAAAGATAAGGGGCATATTTTCTCCTGCCGAGTGAGGCGTAGTTAGCGCCGTGAGTCCTATTTATTTCCCCAATATTGGGATATAGCGTGGTCAGGACTATTACCAGCGGCTACAAATTCTTTAAAGTCTGCAATTTCACGTTTATACTGCTTTGCCATGTAGCGTCTATTTTCAATTGCTTTATCTTGCTTAAGTTGCCTAGCTACGGCTTCACGGTGCTCTAGTTCATCAACAAAAAACTTTTGGTTAGTGTTTGTGGTATCCATGCTTTTAATCTTATTAAGCTGGTCATAGTTGAGAAAAGCACAATCTAACACATGGTTCACTAAATCCACTTCACAATACTCTAAGCGGCTAATAGTGACGTTACCCACTTTTACAGCGTCTACAACACTTTTATACTCAGGTCGGCGTCTTATTTCCCAGCAACCGTGGCCCTTGAGTTTCTTAGGGTTCCACTTAACGTATAACAATTCGTCGTAATCTTTTAACGTTCTTTCAAAGCTGTTCTTATTCACATCCAGCACATGGCCCTGAATCAGGTTACCAAGTGCTCCTACTCTAATAATCATTCTTTTTTAGCTGCCATGTTCTCCGACACATTCGCAGCGGCGCGCATAGCTAAAAAGCTAGAACCAATCCATTTAATAACATCTGAAGCTTCGCCAGTGAGCTTTCCAGCCACAGCTAAACCCACAGCAGCTAAGAGGAGAAGAAGCAGTCCGGCCATTGTTTTTGACTCTAGATGATTTGGCATAATTATCCTAAGCTAAAAGCTACCGTATATGTGGTGCTAGACCCGCTAATAGCGGCGTAGCAGCCTTGATTTAATACTCTAGGGGAATTGAAGCTAAGCCACATCGAATTTTGTCCTGCGGCCACTGTAGCTTCTGAAATGAGCTTTCCGCTAGCGCCTGTGGGACTATCATAAATCTTAAGAGTTGATGTGCCTAGAAGTGGGGGCAGCAACTCAAAACCGTGCAAAAACCCTGGGCGAGTAATGATCACGCTGCTAGCGCTGAGCTCGTCTGAAGTGGTAGATGGACCGATCATTGGTTATATCGCCTTTTTATCCAAAAAAACAACCCTATACAGTATATAACAGCAAGGTGGAAAGAAAACTTAACTATCTGCTTGATAGTACGTCTAATTTGTGATCCGCTATTCACAACATAAAAATATTTACCTTGTCCTTTAATCGGATCAAGAATCCCATTTGCCTTTTGTAACCAATGACCTGGAAGTGGTTTAACCACTGCGGTTGGGTTGTCTTTTGTGCTGTGAACGATTACAGCCACCTGGGTATTGGGGGTAACAACTACGTCAATAGGAGAATCAGTATACAGAATCACTTTGTTCGTAAACATGTGACTATTTTATCAAAATAAGTCCCTTTAGTCCACTAATTAAAGATTGTAGGTTAGAGTAACTTATGCCTGTTGCGGTGACAGATAGTGAGGTGGTATTCGTATTAACATTTCCAACAGCGTCTACAGCTCTTACACCAGCATAGTAGGTAACGCCTGAAATAATGGGTAAGGCTGAGGCATCACGATAAATTGATATCGAGGCGCCAGGACCTTCATATACTCTATTAGTAGATAAAAATAGGTCGGTGGCGGTGGCTTGTTGTATAAATACTTGGTATCTAATAGGAGGCGTTGAGTCTATTGCTGCTGGCCATCCTACCAATATTGACCCATCGTTGTTATTCGCAATGGAATTGATAGCTCCACCAGCAGGTGGGGTAGTGTCAGTTATCGACGCATTGGGCATGGTCTGGCTAAAGTTTCCGGCAAAGTATTGAGCATATGCCATATTAAGACTCTCTTATAGAGCAGGTTACTTTTACGCCGGGAGGGGTGGCCCATTCATACCGAAGTTCGGTAGTAAGAGCTGTATTTGGAACCGTTCCTAAGCTATTCCAGCTTGTTCCATTATTTGTGGAGTATTTAAAGAATGTAGGATTAGATGATGTATTTGCAGAAGCAACTAGCGTGCCGTTATCGTCATATGCCCTAAAATACATGGTGGGAACACTTGCGGAGTAAGCTGTGACCAGCCTAAATGCAGTATAGGCGGGGCTTACGCTGTTTGCTGTGGTATTATCTACAGAACCTACCCAGTTACTGGAGATGTCATTACGTGGGGTAACCGACAGCACTAAATCGTGTATTTGAGATGGAGTATTTACTAAAAGGGAGGCGATATAAAAATCCACCCTAAATTGAGAATACTTGTTTAAGGCGCTGGAAGTCAATACGGATGCCTGGCCAACTTCCGTCCACGCTCCGCCCGGATTATCAAAAATCGGGTCAGAATCTGTGGCGGCAGTACGGTAACTAAATTTCATTGAGTTGGTTAAGTCGAATAGCTGTTCTAAAGTAGAAATCGACTGAAAGGTGGCATTATCTGTGTCGAGTATAGGAGATACCACGTAACTATAGTCGTAGTTTTCATCTGACTGAACATCAATAAAAAAGATTCCTCTTTGACCGACAGTACCACCAACCGCAAACAACCATCCATCGGCGCTTTCAATAGAAAGAATGGTAACGGCTGCAAACGTCGCTGTGGTGGGGTTTGTGTTTTCAAGCCAAGTAGTTTGTAATCCGCCGAAAACGTTAGTAAGTTGAGAATTAATCCAGTATTTAGCATAAAAAGACGAGGCGTTGGATACGTATAATGACTGCCCAAGGCCCGTTGAAAAGGTGGCAAACGTGGGTGTGACGGTAGTGTAGTCAGTGCCACTTCCTAAAGTATTAACAGTGGTTAATGACGGCGGATTGGTTGCTCCGTTAGTCAGGTCGCTAAGCTTAACTAGATACAGGTTGGTGGTGGTGGCAAAAAATATGCAAGGGAATCCAGAGTTAATACTGTCGGTTGGGACACAGTATTTTTCAGAATTGTTATTTAATAATACGCCCGCAACACCTGCAATAACGCCGGTTTTTCTGCTTATCCAAGCTGAGGTGGTAGTTCCAAATGCTCTTGTAATCGTGGTGGCTGTTGCAATGCTGGTGGCTAAAATAGAGGCGCCGCCAGACGTAGCGCTTAACTCAAATGTATTTGCAGCCGGGTTTCTTACGAAGTAGACCGTCTGAACAGTGGCCGTTGTTGCTGTAAAGCCTGTGGGAACGTTGGTTAAAAGCACCACAGGGTCATTGGCGTTGTATCCGTGACCGACGAGTGTAAATGTCGCTGAGGAGACCACAGTGGGGGCCGTGGTGGTCTGAATGGCCACGTTTAAAGTTGCGGAGGTATCCCATACAGTAAAAAGATTGGCCGCCGCTAATCCTGAGTGGGCAAATAGAAGTCTTGTTGATGTTTGAAGCGCCGCGCCATTATGTGCGGTAAGGTTGTTATTAACTCCAATATTTCCAGGGTCTTGCAGCATATACACTGCTTTAGCGTTGGATGCGATGGCTAGTCCAATAGTGGGAACGGCCACTTGGACAAAGTCGGCTTTGGCGATGTTATTCACTACAAAGCTTCCACCATTAATTAAAACTGAGCCAGTGGTACCTAGCATCAATTGCCAGCCAGTAACAACGCCCGATGTTGCGCCATCATACACCTTAAATGACCTAAGAGTGTGGGTGGTTGCGGCGGAGTTTGGTAATGCGACAATGATTTTACCTACATAGATTGGAGCAGCCTGTCCGGTAAGGTCAAATGTATAGTGAGCTATTGTTGCAAGTCCTGCGGCAACGGCAGTAATCGCAAACAGATTGCCGTTTTCGGTACAATGAACCATTGACGGCGTTATGCTGGCTTGAGTAAACACGTCAATAAAATTTGTTAGTGGTGGGCCTAAAACTGTCTGAGAATTGATAGTTTTAGAAAAAGCTCTTCCAAACAGCGTAGTTTGTGTTTTATCATAAGTAGTTGTTGTGGAGTCTGTTAAGCCGATTTGTATAGACTTCATTATTACATCCTTCTAAAAGTATTAGTAATGCAACAAGCTGATAGCTGCGTTTCGGCGTAAGTTTCTCCGCCGTCCGACGAAACTAAAACACCAACAGCTTCGTCATATAAATTGCATACTTGAAAACTATATCCATTAATTTTGTCGTAAATTCCAACATATTCAACTACGTCTACCCAGTCTCCGGGGGAAATGGGATGGGTTGAGCCATCTTCAAAAATGTAAGTGCGCTCAAGCGCGGCGGCTGGGTCAAGGTAAGAGTCTGGTTCTGCTGGTGGGTTAGATGTGTCAAATGTCGCCATTAGCTTTTTACCGCCGTAGATAGGTTAGCTTTAGAAGCGTCCGTGTAGGTGAGGGTCACTGTTGACACTACGGTACCCCCACTACCACCAATTTTAAATTGATACTGCTCACTGGAGGATGTTGGGTAGGTCACTGCTAGGTAATCATAAGCAGCTGTAATAAGGGCATTTTGAGTAAAATTTTTAATTGCCGGCTGGTCGGTGGCTATAACTACTGGTGTGGATGCAGATGCTGTGGCTTGGCCTAGTGCCGGAGTTTTGGTGTTTATAGCAGATAAAGAGGCGTTCCCTGTGTCTTGTTTAGCTTCCGTGGAAGCGCCTGCAGGCAGCGCAATTGACCCAATAGTGGCATCAACGCGTATCTTGCCTGTTCCTGTATAAGCGCTATGTACGTCTCTCCAAAGGTCTAATAGAGTATCAAATGGGAAAGCGATAAGTCACCAAGGGGTTAAAGGGTTATAAGAAAAAAGACCGGGGACATGCTTTCGCAGAGGTCACCCGGCCCTAACTAACTACTTATCAGCTTACGCCTGCAGGTTTTGCAAGGTTGGTGATTTTTCCATGTGCATTTCGTTTAGAGGTACCGAAATTGCAATAGTGTCTCCAGTAAGCTTGGAAAGCGTCTTGGTTGATTTTTCTCAAGAAGCTGTCTGAACCGTCATGTTTACCCATTTCAAGTCCAGCAAGTTCGAATTTACGAATCTTGTCGAGCTTAATAGCATAAACAGTGTTGTCCTGACAATCTTTATCAAGCCACAATTCCATGCCGTTGAACTGAAGCTTTTCGAAGCCGCTGTCCATCTTGCCGTCCATGTATCGTTTTTGTGGAACAACGATATCAAGGTATTTTCGGCGTTGTTTTCTGTGCATGATGAGCTTGTCTGGTTCTTCACCGGATAACACAGCCACATCGTCGATAAGACGTTGAAGGAGGTCAGAGGTGAGGTTGGCGCTGGAAGCGTCAATCCGTCGTGAACGGAATTCACGGTTGAGAGAAGAGTCAACGTTCTGGAAGGTGGTGAGGTCAGTAGCATCGTCAACGATACCACGAAGTCCCATCATTTCCTTACCGTCGCTAGGAGCGCTGTCCCTGATGTGTTCTTTTACAAGAATATCAGAAGAGCTGATAGCTGCTCCGAGTGAAGTGGAGAGATATATGATTCCATTGACGTGGTCAACGGACGAAATGCGCTTGCTAGCAACGGTCTTCGATCCACCGGTGAAGATGTCGATAACCATGTTTGGTCGCAAGTATTGAACGCTGTCAACTGTGAAAGACGTCAAGTTAGAAGCTACTGAACCCGTAGGAGAAGCCAAAGCTCCGGTTCCAAGTCCGTAGAACTGTCTGTTTTCGTCTGAGAGCAAACGTTCTTTTGCCATATCTAAAGCGTCAACAACGACGCCAACGAAAGACTCTTCGTCTTGGTCTGCAGCTGCAGCAACAAGTCCGGAGAATTCAATAGGAGCGACCAAAACCTTTGGGGTCACTTTCCATTGAACGTAATTTTCGTTGTCAATGGTTCGGAAAGATTCAGATTCAGTGATAGCACCGACTGATTCGTTACCGTAGTCATTGATAGCTCCGAAGTACCCGTTACCGCCTGGGCTATACTTCGTGAGGGATTTAGCGATTTCGTCGATCGCTCTATGTTTCAAGTTCTGCTGTTTTTCTACATAATCATCGTAAACGTTTTTAAGTGCGCCTACGATACTGGTTAAATCTGTTGCCATTGTATCCTCGAACGCTACGGCCTAGACCTGCGATATTACAGGTTATTAGAGGCTTTCGCTTGTTTTAAAACTCTTTGAACTAACTGTTGACGAGCTAACGCGGGGTCATTCGAATAGTCGGAAGCTTTTGCTGGGTTAACCGCTTTGCCTTTCGTAGCAGCGGTCGGGGCCTTTACATCAGCTTTCTTACCTTGGACATAACTTTCGCGTTCAGCTCTTTTAATACCTTCCATCACCTTACTCATCCGTTCGTGAACGGCTTTATAAGATGCGTTGATATCCTTCAAGAACCCTTGCGGATTACGTGCATAGAGCGCTTCTAACTGTTCGTTATAGAGTTCTTGCATTTCTGAACTAACTTTGTTTTGTCCGTGCAAACTTTGGATGGTGTTAACAGCGCCTTCCCTAACTCTGTCGCCTTCCATCTGAGAACGCCAAGCCTTAAGTTCAGCAAGTTCTTGTTGCGTAGCATCCAGCTTCGCAAACCGCTCTCCGAACTCGGGGTCAACGCCCTTCAGCCTAGCAATAAGCGCATCCTCTTCCTTCTTAGAAGGGGTTGCTTTCGTCATTTCGTTAAGACGCTTTTCCATTTCAGCGTACTTACTTTCTAACGACTTATAGCTATCTGCGTACTTGTTTTTCTGTTCGACTAATTCTCTGAACCGAGGATGCTCGTGAAACGGCATGTCCTTAGAGTCAGTTGATGCCTTCTCTTCAGAGTCGGCACTAATATTGTTTGTTTCAGTCGACGAAGGTTCAGACGAGACCTCTTCATTTACGTCCGATTGAGACTGTTCTTGTTCTAACATGTGAAAGCCCTTTCTACGTTTTTTATCCACAACGACGTGGCTACGAGGCGCGTAGGGTTGATAAACGGAGCAAGGTGTTCGAGTCAACTTTCTCGGCACCCTTTGCGGCGGCGACCCGCGTTACGCCTATATTCTTATTATAGGGGACGTTATCTGCTTCTTACCTGCCTCAACTCCGGCCTTATATGCCGCCCTCACTGCGTCCTCTACCTGTAACTTGACACTATAATCATAACTCTCTATACTGCGTTTTGCAAACTCTAAAGCGTAATTGTTCATTTCTAATAAACAAACCGTCTTCTGATGTTTGCAGGCCATCGAGTAATCGACGAAGAAAGGAATCCCTAGCTTCTGCAGTTTGAGACAAAATCCTAAATCTTCCCCTTCAACGGTCTCTCTGCTTTCGGGGTTGTGCTTAAATTCAAAGTAAGGCTTCTCTAAGTGGTTGAACACTTCTCGTTTAATAAACAAACAGCCTGTTGCAACGCCGTCTACTAAGTCAATTCCCTCGTCTGGTATTGACGCTGGAGACAGACCTTTACCATTTGAACCCTTATACACACAAAACGTAATCTGACGTGCCTGGAAGCCCTTCTGGGTCATTAGAACAGGGTACGGGGCGCCTGCTACCAGCCACTTATCCTGGTGCAGCGTAATAAGGTCTAAAATGTGCGACGGCGGGGCAATGTCGCTATCTAAAAACCACAAAATGTCGCAATCAGTGTCAAGGAACTCCTTAACAATCTCATTCCTAGCAAAATCATGTCCAAATCTATTAGCGCAGGTTTTAGGATACACTAACTGTATGCTATCTTTGTACTTCTCTGCTATCTCACGTAGCATGTACAACTGAAAATCGTAAACAGAGCCAATTGAAGGAAAGCCGCAATAAACTTTTATCACAAACGCTTCTTTCTAGGAGCCGGTAGGGCCGCCTGGTTTAAGCATATCAGAAGACATGGCTTTTTTCACTGCCATTGGTGCGCCGGACCCAACTGAGTGTGGGGTGGAAGGCCCGGGGGCTCCGCCTTGCGGCTGACCCGTAGGTTGTCCGGCTGCCATCGCCTGCATATCCGCCTCATGCTGTTTTTGCATGATGGCTTGCTGATGTTCCGCGTAGTGGGCCATAAAAGCTTGCTGTACGGTGGAAGACGCATCCATAAAAGACGGTTCTTTCATTCTGCGCGCCAACACATCAATATGAATTTCGTGGTTGTCCACATCTAATACGATAGGTTTGTTATCTGGGCTAAAATCAATATTGTCTAAGAGTGCATTTTCCCATTCAGCTCGTTTTTGGTCTGGTCCAATGTCGTTGTCAAATCCAACAATGCCCATTTGTCGCTGGTACTCAGATCGGTTTGCTGGCTGTTCAAGTCCGAGTACTCCAGCTTGTGCGGCTTCCTGGAGCGCAGCTTGTTTAGCAGCCTGTAACTTAGGGATATTAGAGCCAGCTTCGACAATAACATTACAATTATCATACAAGTCCGTTCCGATAAACTTATCAATAGCTTGCTCACTTAACTCTGAGTTCTTGAGCTTAAGCATGCGAATGAATTGTTCTCTAGGCTCTTTATAGTAACGAGCAATAATTTTAAGTTGCTTCTTTTGGCTCATCTCTACCATGCGTTTCCAGCGGTCGAGAACAGGAAAGAGCTTTCCAGTGCCAACTTCATAAAGCATGTTAAGAGCAGAAGCGGCGTTAACCCCTGGAGGTCTATCGCCTTTCAAAATGTCCATATTTCCCATGACAGTTTTAAGGTCATCGACGCGTTGTGCGCGTTCTTGGAACACAGAAGCGTCTAAGCCAGCGCCTGGAATAATTTCAGGTTTCGTGCCATCGCCCGAGCGATAAAGAATTTCTTGTCCGGGTCTGCCAGTCCAGCTGCCTGGTGCAATTCCTAGTCCCAGTGGAATGAGCTTTTGTGGGATTGCCATCGTTTTACGGTTAAGAGTAATGATAGCATCGATGGAGTTGATAGACTTTTGAATTTCTGCTCCAGCGTCTAATGGGCTTTTTCCCCAGAAACGACCAGGAACAATTTCCCATCGGCATTCGCTGTAAGGATGCCAGTCGCCTTGTTCTTGCCCGTGGTAGGGACTGTCACCTGCGTAAAGTACTACACTATTGGCAACAACAATAAGACGACCTTTGGGGTAAGACTGAGAAGGGGCTTCGTAAAACTCTTTTACAACTGCGCTGTTAATGATTTTAGAATCGCCAGCGTTAGAGGATGCGCCTTCAAGAATGTTTTTATTTTTAATACCGCTTGAATTCTTCAATTGGTGGAAACGCTTAAGAGAACCTGAAAGAGCAGATTCTTCCATAACCTCTTCAGCTTTGCCGGTGAACCCGTCTCCTTGTTTGCCATACACTTCTCTAATGTAAGAGAGAGGCTGAATGCTATATTCCATAATCCACTTAATTTTGTGGAGGTTGGCGGCGTTTGGGTCCATTGCAATGCGATAAGGTTCAATGACGTCAGTGTTTACATCGCCCAAAGGAAGCTCGTCAAACTGTGGTTCGCCTGTTTCGGGGTCTACAACTTGGTGTTCAGCTTGTCCGATAATCTGTCCAGTAGCGGGGTCTGTCGTGGGCCGCATTTCCATGCGAGGCACTTTAACAGTTTGGGCCGAAGAGGTGTCCCAGAAATCTTTTTTAAATACGGTGCCATAGGTGAGAAGACACGCCGCGGCGTACTCGTAATTTTCTTGTTCGCACAGACGTTCCCAATTGGCCTCTAAACATAAATCGGCAATTTTGGCAGCCGACCTATCTTTAAAGTTAGTAGTGTTGGGCTTAACGCTGGACCGAGGTTTGTTCTTTAAAATGTAAGACTTGAGAGTTTGGTATCCGTCGAAAAGATAATTTGTAACAGGCCGGGGAATAAATTCATTGGCTTTACTGACAGTGAGTCGTTTCCATAATCCGCCGGTTTCACGGTCACCGTCGTAAACGAGCCATTGATCGCCGTCAAGCATTTTATGGTTACGGTCCCAGTTGTAAGATAGACGTGTTTTTACAGTTCCATCTTTTTGATAGAAGCTTTCGATGTTGGCTGCTAAGGCGTCAAAGTCTTCATTGCCAATTTCGGATATGTCTAATTGACTATCCGTCTGTTGACCTTTGCCTGACTCGGGCCTCGGTGATTTTGTGTCTTCCATCTTAGTAACTTCCTGAAAGTACAGCTGCGGCTTCGCGCTGTTCGTTTTCTAACTGGGCTAGTTGTTCGGGGGTAAAATCTGATTCATCAACCTCAATAGCGTCAGTGGTGCCGCTAAGCACAGCATCTGCTTCTAGCTGAGAGGGGGAAAGGCGTAAAGCCGAAGGTTGCATAACGGCTTTTAAATCAGCAATCTGAAGCTTAAGGCTTTCAATATGCTTTTCTTGGGCCACGCAGGCTTTACACCTTCCGAATAACATTATTTAATCGCTTTCTTAATCGACTTCTTTGCTTCTGCAGCGTACTCAGGAGAATGCATAGCTGGACCTTTTGTCTTTCCGTAAAGGTCTTTAGCTGCGCCAATCATGATATGGATAGACGGTGGGCCTTTCTTAGCCATTTGAGTGCCGTCTTCAGCTTGTTCTTCTGCTTCGTGATTCATCTCTTCAGAAGGCATGTCGATTTTTTCTTGTTCTTCTTTAGGAAGCGGAGTAGCTGGATTAAGTCCCAGCTCCTTTCGCTTCTGCATTTCTAAGTATACTTTTTTTGCAATATCAGATGGCATATTATTTACCGTGTACGATAGCAGCGCCAACAATGGATGCTAAGGGGTCAGCAAAAGCCAAAGTGATCACGTTGCCAGAAGAGGTGGGAGCGGCTGTAAGAGTGAGTCCGCTAATCATGACATGAGTAATAGTGCTAAGACCTGGGCAGGTGATCGTGCCACTGGTGTCGCCGCTAGCTGCTGTTAAGGTGAGCAATTGAACTTTTAATGGTCCGGTTGAGAACGCTCTTGATTCGCCTGATGCTGTGGAAGAAGATAATGCCATGATATGCCTCGCTTGGAGTGTTTTGGCTAGGAGAGCTCGCTTGCCTCTGTCCTTTAGGCGGCCCCTGCGTACTCTTTCAAGTCTTTAGCAGGGGACGAAGCCATTTATTGTATTTTGCACAGAAACTCCTAATGTTTGCTAGTGCCTATACTATATAATAGCATTTTGCAAAGAAAAGGTAAATAAGTATTTGTATTAATTAAAAATTACTAAAATCGTCTTTGGGCTTGGGATGCCTAATATCATGCAGGTCTTTTTGTAAAGCCTTCTCCATTGTATTCCAAGGGCCTCTAGCGTATTGTTCTCGGCTAATCGGAATTTCTGGTTGGCTCATGATGGCATAACGCATGGCGTCAACGGCGTGGTCGTCTTTTTTAACTGGTTGCTCTTTTTCGTTTGCTCTAGCAAGTTGGCCAGACGCTGTTTCCTGCCAACGGTAATTGTTAAGTTCGTCAATGAGGTTGGTGCAGGTTTCAAAAACGAACAGGCGTGGTTTATTTGTTCTGGGGTCTACTTTTAAATAACTCTTAACTCTGTCGATGCCTGCGCTCACCTCATTATTGGCCATGAGCAATGACCAGGTCTTGGGTAAGTGCTCAAGGTAGGCCTCATAGTCACTACCGCCTGTCATGGCGCGTGTAGCTTTAGTTGAGGGGTCAATGCGTATTTGGTCTATCTTTTCTTTTCCAGTGAGTTGTACAACGCCAGGCTCACCAGTTTTTTTATTGCCTTTGCATATCTCTTCTATTAACCATTCTCGTTTATAAAACTCTCTGTAGACGTAAATGTTACCATCGTAGTCGGCGGCACACCATATCCAAGCGGCGGGGTTTCTATACCCAGCATCGGCCCCCACAAACTTAGTCCAATCGTGTGGAATGACAAAGGGTTTTACTACGTGAACATTGCGGCTAAACTCGCTGTACACTTGGCCTTCAAAACTATCTTCGTCGCCTTCAATTTCCCTTTTAATCCGGGCCTCTGACCAAGTAAGTAGCATGCTTTGAACATACTCTTCTGGTAGGTGAGTATTTTCTGTAGAGGGCGCCTTAATGTTAGAATAGAGGGCTTTGGCTTCTTCGGTCTTAAAATCGCGCTTAACAAAATAACGCCAAGCCCAATTACGGCCAGCGCTATTGGTAGTGAGTATGCCTTTACGTAAGCCTTTGTTTCGTAGACGACCTTGTAGCAAAAGGAATGCGTCTTCTGTTACTTGAGAAGCTTCATCTATGTAAAACCCAGAAAGGTTGAGAGATCTTAACTTATCAGGATCTTCAAGAGGCCTAAAGAAGATGGTGGATTTTTTCCCGCCCACACCCTTAAGTACAATTACCATGTCTGCAATCCGAGATTCAATAATGAGATCGGGAGGACAAATTTCTAAGAATGTTCTATAAGTTGTTGATTTTAATTCGGGATAGAATTGACGAGCAATGAGATAGTCGCCTGGATGCACAATCGCCCAAGTGAGGACTGTGATGCAACCGATCATCGTTTTGCCTGACCCGATGCCGCCAAGGTAGCGAATGTACTTTGGCCCCCTAATATCTAAAGCCTGCTGCATAAATAGGGCTTGTTTAGGAAGGGGGCCTCTTGTGCCATCGGATGCTTCAGGGAAACACTGGTTTAAATCTATGGTGCTCATACGAGTTATAATGCCTTTGGCTGCGTTTATTCTACTGCGAAGGGATTTAGGATGAGAGGTTTGTTATCGTCGCTCTGAGAGGCTTTAGCTTCTTCTAATGCTGCCTTGGCTCTTTTGGTGTACCCATTGGCTTTGTTTAGGGCACGCCACTTTTTTATCTGAGGGTCAACATTTATTAGTTTGCCTTTACGTGTAGCCTTGTTTTGTTTAGCTGGTCTCATAAAACTATCCTATCTTTTTAGTAGACAAATGTAAAGAACTATTCATCTTCTTCCGGAATTTCTTTTTCGAGGCCCTCATTATGACGCTTTAAATAAGACGAGGCTCTAGCAGCTGTTTCTTCATTATCCTTTAAGTGCCCTAGCGCTAAATTGCAGTTAAAACAAAGCAGCCCTCTAATCTTATTGGACCGGTGGCAGTGGTCCACGTGCATACGAGAGTGGTTGAGTACATCAAGGCAAATGGGGCATCGGTTCTTTTGGGTTTGCAGAATAGTGTTAACGCCTTCTTGTGAAAGCCCATATTTCCATTTTATGGAATACCCTCGCGCTTTCTCCCTGGTTACTGGGTTAGCGCTCTTATATGCCGCTACTCTGGCTTTGCTGCAGGACTTACACGTTGACTGTAAGCCACCTTTTTGACTGGCGTTTCTATGGAACTCTGCTTTTTCTTTGAGTGTTTTACACTGGCTACACATCTTAATTTTTGGCGTTATCACATCTCCTCAATTTCTGGACGGATGCTCATGGCTGCCCTCTTACGCGCATGTATCGCAACATTTCACCCTGTGTCGTACTTCGCTAAGTGGGATGCGCTCTACCCTGTTTCGCTCATACTCACTCTGTGCTCCTCAACCGCTCCTACTTCTACCCTACTTATAGCTTCCGGAGGTGTCAACCCTATTTTACCTTATTGACACTGCCGGTTTCGCGTTTGGTCCCCTTAAAATCTTTTGGTTCTCGAGGGTCCCAATTCTTATAGAAGCAAATTACCAATAAAATGAATACAACAAGTTGAAATCATTTGATTAGCGCGATGAGAGAACACTTATTAATATTACCGGTTGCTGGAAAATGCCGCCCATTGCCGTTGCATAAACGGGCAAAACTTGCATGCTCTATGCATTGATATTGTTTGCCCTGGCGCTAAAAAAAAATAAAAAAAGTTGTGTGCCAATGTATATACACATATTTTT